TCGAGCCTAATACGGGCGATAAATTAACTAAGTCTATTATCCAGGCGTTTAATGATCCTAATCCAGACTATGACATAAATCTATTCATGGAGTCAGTTTATAGCCAGAGACAAATATCAGGCAATTCTTATATTTATATCCCGGAAGATGCTCTAAATAATGTTGCCGGCTTAAAATATATGCGACCAGATAAAGTTACTCATACTGAAGGCGCATCAGAGAAGGCAAGACAATATCGATACAGTAGCGGCTCAGAACAATTCTTATTTAATCGTGAAAGCTTCGTGATCAATGGCGTTCCAGAGCCAAACCCGTCTACACTCGAAGGCCGTTTCAATATGGTCATTCTAAAGAACTTTAATCCATTAAGAGAGATTGCCGGGTTGTCTGCGTTGTCTTCTTGTGGTCTTTCTATCGATGGTCATAATTCTGCACTCAAGTGGAACAATGAAGTGATGAAGAATAGCGGGAAGATATCCGGCTTGCTTTCATTTGGTGGGCCTGATGGCGGCGGATTAAGTGGCGATCAAATAAAGCAATTAACCCAAAAGATCAAAAGCCAGACCACAGGATCAAATAACGGTTCAATACTTATTTCTAATAATCCTGGTAAGTTTGACAAATTTTCGATGACTTCGCAAGAAATGGACTTCATTCAAGGCTCAGTTCAGAGAGCTACGGATATTTGCAATGCCCTTGGGTATCCTCCTTATTTACTTGGATTCACAGGCGCGACATTCAGCAATCAAGATGCGGCGAAGCTTTCTCTATATGAAGATACTGCAATCCCAGAAGCTAATAAGATCTATGGCCAGTTGGCAAAATTCCTTAGCCGTAAATATGATATCAACTTTGAAATAAAGCTCGATGTTTCCAAGGTAGCTGCAATGGCTCCAAGGTTTAAAGAACAGTCTGACAATATCGGCAACCAATTTAAGAATAATATCATTACTCAGAATGAGGCACGCGAAAAACTCGGCTATGAAGACCTAGCGGCAACCGGTGAACTATTCTTTTCTGACTTCTCACGCACAGCACAAGTAGATCCTAATCAGGAAACTTAATGCCCACATTAACACAGCTCGATAATCAACATGAAGCTATTTTAGTTCAAGAAGAGAATCGCATGGAAAGATCCTTGGCTGTTTTCTTTCTGGCATTGTTTCGCAATATGATGAATGCTTGGGAAGACATCGGCTTACCCGGGGCAAGAGCAGTAATTTCTAATTCTCAGCCAGAGCTTGAGCAGATCCTCGAAAATACCTATCTACATTCTGGTACACGTGGCGGGATGTTTACGCATCAAATGCTTGAACAACCTAAAGAAGATTTCAATGAAGAGTTTCTTCTTATTGCTTTGGCTATCTGGTCATCAATTGAAAAGGTCGAGACCGCGGCAGAGATAACCAGGACAACTATAAATGTATTTGATAAGCTCGTAATCGATGCGGAAGAGTCCAAAATTCCCGCTGCTGATGTAATGCAGAGTGTCGGTAAAGAATTTAAGAAGCGTACAAAGAATAGATTGCCGACTATCGCGACCACGGAAGCGGGCAAAGGAATTAGCCAGGGGCAAAATGATCAGGCTGAAACTATACAAAGAGGTGTTGTTGGAGATGTAACTAAGAAAGCTTGGAAAAGTAAGGGAGATTCTAAAGTAAGAGAAACTCACGCGAGAGCTAACAGCAGATATATGAAAACCCCAATAGACATAAATCAGAATTTTATAGTGGGGTCAGGTTTTGGCCTATACCCTAGATCCTCGACACTCCCAGCCGCTGAAGTCATTAGATGCCGCTGCTATGTAATTTATCGTTTAGTCAAGGCAAAGCTTTAAGTATTTGAACTATTGATATAATCGATATATAATAGGTTAAATATAAATAATACTTATAAGGTGGGCAGTATGGAACGCAAAAACATACCATTCGAAATAAAAGCCATTGAGGAAGACGGCAGCTTTATTGCCTACGGATCAACTTTCGGTAATGAAGACCTTGGCGGCGATGTCGTTGTCAAAGGTGCATTCACAAAATCAATACAGAGTAAGGGTGTCGATGATATCCTTTTACTTCACCAACATGATACAAGTAAGATTATTGGTGAGTTTAAATCGATGGAAGAAGACGACAGAGGCCTATTACTCAGGGGCCAGCTATTTATTAACGATATAGCACTTGCAAAAGAAACCAGATTTCTAATGCAGAAGAATAAATTAAAATCAATGTCAATCGGTTTTAGGATTCCAGAAGGCGGCAAGTCTTTTGAGAACGGGCGCAGAATGCTAAAAGAAATTGACTTAGTCGAGGTTTCAATCGTGACTTTTCCGATGAATCCAGAGGCTGAAATTTTAGGGGTTAAGAAAATGAAAGAATTAACTATAAGAGAATTTGAGGAAAAACTGCGGGATGCAGGGTTTTCTCGGAACGAAGCCAAAGGTATTTCTACTGATGGATTCACCGGTTTAGTGCGGGAAGCAGTCGAACCAAAACATGAAGAAGAGATAAAGCCTGATGATTGGGCTGAAGTTGTTAAACAATTAGAAAAACGGAATTATAAATTATGAGTGATGCTACTAAAGCACTAGAACTATTAGAAGGCGTAAAGTCTGACTTTGATGTTCTTAAAAGTTCAATTGATGATCTTAAGAGTGACAAGCTTTCCGCCACTGAGGCTGTTGATATGAAAGCCACTATTGGCAATATCGAAGTGAAGATGAATGAAAGAGATCAAGAAATCGAGAAGCTTACTAAAGCTATTGACCAAGCCAAAGCTAAAAATGAGTTTCTTTCTTCTGTTGATTCAGATGTTCAGAAGCAAAAAGAATGTCTAGAGTTTATTAAGTCAATCCGCGCTTGCGCTGACCAAAATAACTCAATGAATGGCTTTAGCACTTCTGATTTTAAATCTGTTAAAGAGTTGAAGAATTATAACTCTGGTGATGACGCTGCCGCTGGTGCTACTATCGTTCCTTTCTTGGATTCAAGAATTGACAAGCTTATTCGTGAGTTTTCTGATGTCCGCACATTGGCAACAACTGCGACTATTTCTGGTGATAAGTGGGAACAGCTTAAATTGAATCAGACTAATGGCGCTCAATGGGCAAAAAACATGGCTGATTTTACTACTCAAACAAAAAATGACACTTTGAGTAAGCTAAGCATCATGGTTGAAGACTTGTACGGTATTGCTATTTTCCAGGACAATCTTATCAATGACGCTGCATTTGATATCGTTGGTGAAATCTTAACTTCACTGGCTGAAGACTTTGCAATTCGTGAGGCTGATTCTTTCTGGACTGGTAATGGCGTTGGCGAAATGAGCGGCATTCTTAATGCTCCTGTCGTTGGTGCTGGTAAAGGTGGATTCGATGAAATCGAGCGTATTACTACTGTAGGCTCTACGGCTGTTGTCCTTGAGGATATTTTTGATCTTATTGGCGCTTTAAAAGCTCCATACCAAAACGGGGCTCAATTTAAAGCTAACCGCCTTGGTATTACTCAGCTAAGAAAGCTTAAAGACAGCTATGGCCAATTCTTATGGCAACCGTCTAATATCGTTGGTGTTCCTGCAACTTTGGCCGGTTACCCAATTAGCCAAGCTCAAGAGCTAGCCGCTGATATTACTGCAGCTAACGCTGAAGGCGTTGTTTTCGGTAACTATGGTGCAGGTTATAGAATCATTGATAGAATGGGCATGGATATCCTTCGTGATAATCTTACTACATGGCCTGAAGTTTCTTACAAAGCTAAGAAGCGTGTTGGTGGTGGTATTCAGAAGGGCGAAGCTCTTAAAATCCTTAAAACTCAAGCTTAAGAGGTATTTATTATGCGTAAAGATTTAAATTTCGGACTTTCAGTTCTTGAATCACTCCCGACTACTATTGTAGCTGGCGGTGGTGACAATGGCACAGCTATTGACCTGGAAACACTAAAAGGTTATGCTGCAAAGCATATCGTTCACGTTGAAGCTCTTACAACTACTATCACAGTTAAGTTGCAAGACTCTCCAGACAATTCAGTTTGGACTGATGTCCCAGCCGCTCAAATGGTTGGCGGCGTTAATCTTATCACTGTTGTTGACACTGCTGATAATACTGCTGCTCAGATTTGCGGCTTTAATCTTCAGCGTTACCAAAGAATCGTAACTGTTGCAGGCGCTGGTACTATGACAGCCGTTGCAGTTGTTGCCGATACTCTAGGTAGCTAATACACTTGGTGTTGGTTTAGCCGTCTATCTTTCGAGGTAGGCGGCTTTTTAGGTGTAACCGTATAAGGATTTTAATCATGTATAAAATGAATATCGATTATAAGTATTCTACAAATGGCGTTGATTGCGTTTGCGTAAAGAAAGGTGCTGTTGTTGATTTACCTGAAGATATCGCAAAAGCTCTTATGTCTAATGGTCGTTGTGAGCTTAATAAAAAAGCTGCTGCACCTGTTGAGAATAAAATGGCAGAGCCTGGCGAGAATAAGTCAGAAGCTCCTAAGAAAACACGCAAAACAAGATCCAAAAAATAAAGGTATTCATTATGTCGAATAACGCCGGCCAAACCAGTTTCCAAGACAGCTCTAAGGGTTTAACATCAGCACCAACCGTATCTATTGCTTTATTGGCTTCAACTCAATATCTTTTTCCAGCCAGTAGCCCAGACGGTGCAAGCTTTCCTCGGTGCTTCTTTATGAAAGCCGCCGGTACTTTTGCCTTTAAGGATGCTCTTGGCAATTCGGATTCTTATCCAGTATTAGCCTCACAAGTCATTATATTTGAGAATGCCATAGAAGTAGAAGCCACGACTGATGTCGCTTTTAGCGCACAGTATTAAAAATGAGATTTATTGGTCGTACAATATGGCACGAGCAGACTAATTTTGTGCCTCTTGATGCAAGTAGAGCTTGGACTTTTGCTGATATGACCACTGAAGGTTGGTGGGATGCCAGCGACCTATCGACAATTACTGACACCTCAGGCGAGGTCACACAATTAGCCGATAAAAGCGGTAATCTGCAACACTTGACGCAGACTATTGGTTTTGGCCCGATGACAGGAACGTACACGCTAAACGACCTGAATATGATGTACTTCGATGGCTCAGAGGCATTGGGTACTTATGGCGATAACTTTGTTGTCCCTGCAAGTGGCAATTTCGCAGTGCTCCAAGTCAGTGAGGTTTTTCTGCCTCTTAGTAACACAGCGGATGGCCTGTTTTCAATGCTTGACGCAGGCGTAGGTGGCCCAGATTGGCAATTCGTTGGTGGGGTTAATGTCAGTAATTTTAATGGTCGAATTGTAGCCAATGAGCTGGGGGGCGTAAATACTAACTTTTCGCCAGCTATGGGTATTGGCGGCGGTGTTTATGGAATGGAGTTCAATTTTACCGATAGTACCATTAGAGGATCTATCACCGGCAATGATGTCGGTGGTACTGATTACACAATAAAACCGGCATCAACTCAAACTTTTCTTGTTAACTCTAACCGAGTGGGTAACGCACTTGCTGGACATACCGGCGAGACTGTTATCTTTGAAGATTTATCAAAAATGGAAATAGCCGTTGCATCTTTAGCGTGGAAGTGGGGTTTTCCTCACCAGCTACCCGAAAGCAACCCTTGGAAATATATTAGGCCATAATGAGATATATAAATATAGACATGGAGGGCCAGCCTAATGGGTATTAGCTCAGACGTAACAAAAGCGAGTGAATTTGTTTTGGTATATGAAGGTACTGTTTGCCATGTTTGCCAAGAGAATATATATCAGGAAACGACTTGCCCAGATAATTACACTCTAGAAGTATTTACAAATCAAGAAGATATTGACGCAAGGGTTGTTGAGTTAAATTTAACTCCCGCCTATTCTTCACCATATGAGGCTTAATAAATGAGATCTATCAATAGGGACATCTGGAGCGAGGGGCCGAACTTTTCAGCTATATACGCTGGTGGTACTGCCATGAAGATAACGGCTAACACTACCTATGCTGGTACTGCTACAGATACTCTTGAGCTTCCTTTACAAGGCACCAATGTAACTGTCGACTGGGGTGATGGTAATATTATAAATTATCCAACTCCAGGCGTTGAGTCTCATACTTATGCCTCGGCAGTTGACGAAAATAAGCTTATTGAAATATCTAGTACAACCAATACCTTCACTGGCCTTAAATATAGCTTCTTCGATGATAACTCAAACGACCGGAAAAAAATCACCGGCGTTAGTGAGTGGGGCTCGGCTCCATGGCCTGATATGAAGAATGCGTTTAGGTCATGTAGTAATTTGATTTCATTATCTGCGACAGATACTCCCAACTTAGACTCTGTGTTAGATATGACTAGAGCGTTTCAATTCTGCACCGGCTTGACTTCCTTCCCTACTACGTGGACACTTTCGGGCGTTCAAGACTTCACTCGCACCTGGGAAGGCACCACCAATATGTTGACTGGTTTCAATAACTACGACCTGTCTGGCGCGACCACTTTAGAAAGAACTTGGTATCAGTACGTTGACAAAGTTGGTCTAAAATCTTGGAACTGTACGACTTCAACGGCGCTACTCGACCTTAGAGAGACTTGGTATAAGTGTGATTTAAGCGAGTGTATCGCCAATATCGATATTATTGACCCGTCTATCTATCAATGGACACTTTCAGGAAGTGGGACTAACGAATATTATTTAACCCGTATCGATGGCCTCGACCCTTCCGGCCTGACTTTTGATATAGCTAATATCGTTGAAGATCCACTAATTATGTTGTGTGTGGATACTCCTGGGGCGTTATCTCCAGGGTGCTACGCCGTAGGCAACAACGACACTCTTGGCTTTAATACTGTTTATGTAAGATTAACAGATAGCGCAGACCCTAGCACGAAGCCGGGTTACTATCTGACCTTGAGAGACACCGCTGTTTTCCCTGAATTTGAAAGTTCAGCAGTTACCGATTATGCTGCACCTTGGGTTATAACTAATCTTAGAAATCTTCACCCAGATATTTCATTTGCCGCAGCTACCGACATTCAAGGAATTATTTTCGGCGCTGGATTCATGGGATTAAATAAAGAAATTATGGGCGCGAATTTCACTTTCCCAGAAGTTACAAACGCTTTAGCGGCCTGTCAGAGTGCGGCCAATCTAATACTTTCAGTTCCTCCGCTTATGCCTAAGATGACAAACGGCGTGGACTGCTTTAAAGGTGTTGGAATGATAGCGACTGATTTATATGCGGCAGTACTTGTGAATTTTAGAGACGTTAATCCAAATAATAGCGTAACCTATCACGCGGGTACTTCTCTACGAAATGCAGATGCGCAAGACGCTTACGTTGTGTTAATCGCAGCACCACGTAGCTGGACAATCACAGACGGCGGTATGTTAGAAGATTACTTACTAGATGAAGACGGTTTCACCATAAGAGATGAATTTGGAAATCCAATAATACTTGCATAAGGAGCAATACTAAATGGCCACAATAGCAAAATATAAAATTCTGAGAAAAAAAGATACCGGTGATGACACAGACAATATCTTCGAGGCGGTAGTTCCTACCGTTGATATAGATGAGCAGATAGTCAAACCACTGCCAGATATCGAAACAGCTCAGAGGATTATCAATACTGCCAGTCCTACCGCTATTCTAAAAACAGATGGTGTGATGCTTTTTGATAGTACTTCAGTGACTATCAGTATAACATTGCCCGCTGCTAGTTTAGGAAAACTCAAAATACCTTTCAAAGATATCGGCGGGAATTCCAGTGTTAGAAACATCACCATCAATCGGGCAGGGTCTGACACTATTGTAGATTCAGCAACAGGTCAAACATCAACAATAATTTCAAGTAATGGCTTCTCTGGGTATTTTTTATCCAATGGTGTTGATACTTGGTACTTATTCTAAGGGAACATTAAAATGTCTAAAATTACTTCAGGATTAACAACTCACCAGATAAGCGCAGACGAGACCGGCAATAGTACAAAGGTATTGTTAACATCATCAGCAACTTTTACCGGTGCTTGGGAAGATGTCACTGCTTTTGCTACCGTAGCGGTGGCTATTAAAGGCGATAATTCAACAGACGGGACTCTTTACATTGAATCCTCACAAGATGGCGGAATAACTGTCAACTCTGTTCCTTTCGTGGTGGCAGATGCTAGTTTTGATTTACCTCATTTATGGAATGTCGTTGAAACTCACATTAGAGTAAAGTATACAAATGGCACTACCGCACAAACTGGACATTTCCAACTTCAAACTAAGTATTCAAATGCTCAGCAGTTGGGATTACTTCAACAAGCTAATGACACCATTAATGGTGAAACTGATGTTCAGATTGTCAAGTCGGTAGGAACTGGAGCAAACGCAGATGGTGCTTATGTAAATCTACCTGCTAATGGTATTGACAGTAATAATACCCTTTCAGTAAATCTGGGCATATCTGGAGTTTTTACAGGTACGTGGACAGATGTAAGAAATTACTCAGAAATTAGAGTTTCCTATGATGCCGATAAGCAGGGAGCTTCATGCTTTCTACAATTTAGTCCAGATGCTTCAACGGTTGAAAGAAGCATTTCCGTACCTCCTCAGGCGAATACCCTGCAAACTAACTTTGGAGCGGTGCATACATTAAATCCTATCCTTACTTACTTCAGAGTAGTATACACGAATGGGACAACAGCCACAACGTCCTTTAACTTCACTACTTTATTATCGGTTACTACTGGCGGAGGTTTAATTTCAAGATCAACACAGATACTGAATAAATATAACGATGTTGGTCTTCAGCGAGTAATCAACTCCGCCGATAGTGATAGAAACTTTGGTCTCTTGAATTATCAAACAGCAGGTAGAAAGTTTGGGCACAATAACACTGTCGGCACCGGAGCTTTTGAAACTCTTTGGACTTATACTGCGGATTGGATACCAGCACAGTCAGCAGAGACTATACGTATTAAAGCTGGCGGTAATGCTGCGGATGATACGGCTGGCGCAGGTGCCCAAACAGTGGAGGTTACTTTCTTAGATGGTAACTGGGATGAGGTTACAGAGACTATTGTAACGGCTGGAGCCTCAGCAAGTTTAGCAACCACAGCGACTTGTATTAGATTACTAAGAGCCAGAATTGTTAATATAGGAACATATCACGGCCACAATACTGGGGCAATTACTTTTGAGCAGACGACCAGTGCTGCTATTATGGGCTATATTGATGCTGATGCTGGCACGACCGAACAGGCTATTATGTCAGTTCCACAAGGCAAAACCTTATATATCACTAACATTCTTGTATCTGTCGGTCAGGCAGATAGCGCAGATGTAAGAATCAAGCACGTTGCTGCGGCCAATGACGTTACAACACCGTTCAGAGCAGGTTATGTTGAGTGGGAGATTGAAGACTTTAGCGGTGCTCAGACGTTTCAGCCTAGAACTTATTTAAAGTTTGAAGAGTACGCTGATATCTACTGTGAGGCTCAAAGAATAACCGGTTCAGGAAGTGCCCGTGTTTCAATTGATTTTGATTATATCTTAATCGATAATTAATAATTAAACATCCAAGGCCATCATCTTTCGAGGTGGTGGCCTTTTTTATGCTTAGGTTTGTGTATTGAAAAAAATGATATAAGAGGGTATAATAATTAAAAATATTAATAGGCGTTGATAATGAGAATCGAGTTAAAAACTGGCCCAATTGTAAATCCTGCCGTAACTTTGGCCGATGTAAAGACTTACGCCTTCAAAAATACTTCTAGTTATGATGGTAAAATTACCTCTTTGTTGATTCCTGAACAACAGTATTTAGAGGAATATATAGGCCGTAAATTGATAGATCAGTCTTGGTACATTTACCTCGATGCTCTTGAATATTCCGACCGTCTACAGGCTTATAATAAGTCAATCACGCTTTCTACATTCAATGTTTCTTCCATCGTTGAAGTAACGAAATACGACCAGTTTAATACTGCCACTGTTGAAACTGCATCCAATTACAGACTATCCGGCAATCAATTGTCAGATGTAAGCATGTTAGTTTATAATGATACTTATTCGCCGACCATGAACAACCTTAGAACTGTTGACGCTGTAAGAATCGAAGTCATCGCCGGTTATGGTTTACTTGCTGCCGATGTTCCTGGAACTATTATCCAGGCTTTATCAGTTCAGATTGATCAAAAGGTTAGATTTGGCAATAAGATCACCGAAAGTTCGACCGAATCATTCAACGAAAACTATCAAAATTTATTAATGCCTTATAGGTCTGTGGAGAATTGGTACTAATGGCGATGTATAGCGCGGAATTTATTAAAGATCACACCTTTTTGCTCAATGGTAAAAGATATTCTGTCTCTGTAAAGCAACAAAGGCGCTTGGCAACTCTTAAGATGGCTAAAGATTTAAAGCTTTCTTTGGAAAACCTAGACCGCGAATTTAGTGCTGGCCGTAAAAAAGAACCGGCTCCGCTCAAGTTTGAAATACCTGCATCCTGGAAAGCTTCTTGGATGGACAACGGGATTATTAAAGATACTCGCAAGAAAAAGAAAGATGCCTAACCCATTCGATAAAGCAAATAAACTTATAGCAGATACTCTTGAGGCTAATTCAGTAGCTTACAAGGGTGAATTTGCCGTTAGTATGTTGCAGGAATTTGCTCGGGATACTCCAATTGATACCGGCAGAGCTACGGGCAATTGGATCTTAAGAGGCGGTAGCCCTAATCTTAGACCAGTTAAATTTTTGGACAGAACAAGCACCGCTTCACCGACTGTGAATAGAGCCCGAAAAGATGTTAAAGGCATAAAGCTAAAAGAAATGATTTATGTTTCTAATGCTGTTCAGGGCGAAGACGAACGGGGCAATTTTACCGGCGAAGGTTATATAATCGGATTAGAGAATGGCAAGTCAAAGCAAGCCCCTTTAGGTATGTTCATGATAAATGTTGTAAAGGCAAAAGAGATATCAAGACGAGCTGTCAAGAAGGCTATTAAATGAGTTTAGACACAGTCACTAGAATTGTTGATTTCTTTGAGGCTAACGGATTTGTTAGCGAGCCAACCGGCGCTGAGATTTACACTATTTTCAGAGATAAGAATTATGACTTAGGGAATGATAGCGGCGGTGGGCCATTTTGTGAGGTCTTTATTGAGGCTTCAGGAGATAGTTTTGTTGGTTATGGGACAGCAATAGGTCCAGATTACACAGAGACTGGTATTGTCGTTGTTCGTATATTCGCTGATGCTGGCTTAGGTGATTTAGATTTATACTCTCTTTCAAGAGTATCAGACATTATCAGGGACACTTTTAGAGATCAAACAACAGGTAAACAATTGAAGCTTTGGCCGACTGGTGGTCAACAAGGGATGATATTATTCGAGGATATGAGCTCAAGGCAGACTATCGAAGACGATACGACCTATGATACTGTTTACAGAAGAAAAGATATTTTTATCAATTATCAGAAAGTATATAACTAATCTTAAATAAAAAAAATGGAGACATATTATGTCGTTAGGAGTAGGCGCAGTTGATGTAACATTCGTTGGCTTGGCTGGTTCATATTTAGCAGAGCCAGGAACAACAGATGGTGCAACCGTAGCAAAAGTAAACGTAACACCTGCTGGCGTTACAGACGCAGAGTATTGTGCTGGTGATGTAAAAGAACAAACAGACCCAACAGCAACGCTATTAGCCGATTTTACAGTCGATGTTAATGGTCTTGTTGGAACTTCTGGCTTGCTTACTTTTACTTATCCTATTAGCAATACAGGCAATGCCACTAAAGCAACATTGAGCGGCACAGCTTTCTTGCAATCTGCATCCGAAAAAAGTGGTCAGAATGTACGCAATGTATATGACCTTGTTTGGGTATGGGAAGGCGCTCCAACATTTAGCCCAGAAGCAGTATAATGGACTTAAGCCCCAAAGATTTTACACAGGCTTTTCTTGATACTGAAGTTAGGAAATTAACTTTGAAGAGTATGAAAGGGAAAATTGTGTATCTTCGGGCGCTAAGCCATGCTGATACGGCAAGATTTAGAAGCATAGTCGATACAATGGAAAAGAAGACTGCTATTGCGGTATTTTCTGGCCCTGAAGTCGCTAAGATAGTCACGCAAGAGTGCTATAATGATGCACATGATTATCTTATATTTAAGCTTCTTTGTAATAAAGATGGTAAGCGGTTCTTTACTGACCTCGATCAATTCAATGAATGGTGTGAGGATATTAGTCAAAACCCTATCCAAGAGATATTAGAAGACATTAACAAGAATATTACTCTCTATCAAGACACTGGAGAAGAACACGAAAAAAAGTAGCGTTCCTCCGCGAAAATGTGGAGGCTCAATTCTTTTTTGACATGGCAGAAATGAGACAGTGCAATATTACTGATTTACTTGGTATAGAAAGGCATCCTGAATATATAAGCCATAATGAAGTATTGTGGTGGATGGCAAGAAGCTGCCTAAAGCCTATGCCTTCCGTAAGAGATACGATATTTAATAATAATTTAATGAATATTGGCTCAGTAAATCAATTTAACGGCCAGCGTATGTTTAAAGATACTGACATTAAATGGTATGAGTTGAGCAAAGAAGACCAATTGATGAGCCTTAAAGACCATGTGCATAAAAACCAAATGGCTCTAAACGAGAAGAGAAAGCGAGAAGCTGAAAATGTCGAAAGTAGTTGAAGAGATAGTCTTAAAAGTCAGGGTTGATAATAAGCAATCTAAAAAAGCACTTAAAGGCTTGGGTGAACAGACTAAGACCACTACTAAAAATGTCGTCAATCTTGGGAAGGCTTTTAAATTAGTTGCTGGATTAGCTATTGCTAATAAACTCAAGAATGTTGCCGTTAGTGCCATTGAGGTATCAGACGCTTTCACACGTGTAACAAACTCTTTAGAAACTACTTTTGGCAGTATGCAGGCCGCAAATGAACAGATGTCATTCCTTGACGACAATGCACAAAGGCTCGGCGTTGACTTACTGGCCACAAGTAAAGGTTTTGCCCAAATTGCAGCATCAGGCACAAAAGCCGGATTATCTACCAAGCAAGTCCAAGAAATATTTACTGGTGCCTCTGAAGCTTCTGCGGCTCTGTCCTTATCTGCGGAAGATACTAATGGCGTATTACTCGCGATGTCTCAGATAATGTCCAAAGGTAAAGTGCAGGCGGAAGAATTGCGCGGACAGATTGGCGAAAGACTACCTGGTGCATTTAATATTGCTGCTGATGCGATGGGATTAAGTACTCAAGAGCTTGATAAGCTAATGCAGTCTGGAGATTTGGCAGCAAACGAATTTATGCCAGCTTTCGCAAAAGGCTTAAAAGAGACTTTCCACGAAGGTGCGATGAAGAACGCAACTAAGTCTATTGCCAATGCGACAAGGGTTCAAAATAGATGGAATAAGTCTCTAAAAGAAGTAGGCAACCCACTTAAAACCATGACGACACAGGTGGGCACTATCTTATTGGATGTTTTGGGCTCTGCTGCTGACGCTGCTGTAAAATTTACCGACTCTATACAGACAGGAGCAGGGGTAGATATTCAGGCAGGTATAACCAAAGGTGCTAATGCAATGGGTGACTATGGTGCCCAAACTAAAAAAGCCACTGATGAGAATAAAAAATTCTCTAAGTCGATTGAAGCGCTCAATGGCATTTCCCTAAAACTAGAAGGTGCGCA